CTGTCAACTGCCAGTAGTCACCGGCCACCGCGTTGGCGATCATCTGCGAGCCCGCGGTGATCCGCTCCATCTTCTCGCGGATCAACTGCTCGGCGTCGTACAGGTCCGGGCGACCCCACGGGAGGCCGGGGACGAACGTGTTGTAGAGCGGGATGTACGGCAGGTCGCCCTCGTACTCCTCGTACTTCTCAGGACCGCGGACGATCATGTTGCCCGCGATGACGACGTTGTACGTGTCCATGCGGACGAACTCGGTGCCGCGCCAAACGGGCTGCCGATACCAGTAGTCCCACACCTCGACGCGCGCGTCACCCATCTGCAGCCACGGGCGGATCGGCTCGGCGTCCCAGTCGCGGGCCTGCACGACCGGGAGCATCGTCCCGTCCGGCTCGTTGGTCGGCGTCACCTCGACACCGAACTCCTCGATCAAGGCGTTCGGCTCGTAGCGCAGCATGTACGCGGCCCACTCGACTTCCTCGTACTCGTCGGTCTGGTAGCCGAGGTAGAGGCGCCGGGGCTGCTCGATGATGTCCACGCAGACGCGCTTGTCGTCGGTATCCCAGTAGACGCGACCCGCGGTGAGCCCGTAGAGGCCCTTCACGGTCGCGGCCTTGTGGAACTTGAGGTCGAAGTCGATGGCCTGCTTCCACGCGACGTACACGCGCTCAAGGGAGGAGGCGGCGGTGCGGGCTTCCTTCGTCGTGTCGGTCGCCAGCATGTTCTCGATGGGCTCGACCGCCTGCAGCGCCGCGGGGACATCGACGTAGACGCTCGGCAGGTTGACCGAAACGTGCGACCGGCCCGGAGCCGTCGCGCTGGGGTCGCTCGCCCACAGATCGGCGCCGCCCGAGGTGATGTCGTCAGCGTAGTAGAGGGCGTCCGCTCGGTCGCACCACTGACGCAATCGCTCCTGCTGCGGCTGGATGGCGGCGACCCGGCGCGCGAGCGAGTAGAGAACCTGCTTGGTGTCCTCGTCCACGGCGTACTTGAGCCCGCGGGCGAGAGTCATGTCCGCGAACTGGGACTGCCCAATCGCGGGAAACGGGGAGAGCATCAGGCGGCTCCGCTCAGGTCCATGGGGGCACTCGTCTCACCGTCCACAGGGGTCCGCCGAAGCAGATGGACAGCGCACACGAGCGCCATCACCGCGTCCTGTTCGAGTTTGCGGTCTTCGAGACGGTAGCCAAGCAACTGCTTCCTCACTTGGAGCCACACCCCTTCACGCGGGAGCAGGAGTCGGCCTTCGTCGATGAGAGTGCGGAGGTTTCCGAGGAGCATCCGCTTCTTCTGGATTGTACCACCGAACTCGACATTGGTGAGGTTCGGAACCTCCTCCTCGATGGCCTCTCGGAACATCTTGCCGCCGAAGCCTGTGGCATCAAGAGCAGTGTAGCATCGCGCGTTGAGACGGGGCACGTTGTACGCGTTCGAGGCATCCGCGGCGAGGGCCTTGAGGTCGTCGGTGGACTTCTGGCCGCGCTTCTGCTCGGCGCGCACGCCGACCGCGAAGGGATGGCCGGGGTCATCGGGGTTCGCCACCACCGCGAGCACGATGCTCCACGCGCTGTCCTTCTGTTTCGCCGGGTCGAGGCCCTGCAGGTAGATCACATCCTGCCGCGCGGGGGCCCGTTCCGGCATCTCGGCGATGAACACGGCCTCCACGTTGTCGCCGTTGAAGTACGCCGCCGCGGCCTGCAGGAACTCGCCCTCGATGTTCTGCTTGTAGGTCCGCTCGTCCATGTCCTCGGTCAGCCGGTCGAACATGATCTGGTCGAGGCCGTACCCGATGTTGTCCTTCGTGCTCATCCGCATCGAGCGGCGGTTCCGCATGCGCCGCGGGTTGGTCGGATTGCCGAGTTCCCACTCGTCGGCGAAGTCGGAGCCGAGGGCCTCAGACGGCGTGGACGCCATGAGCAACTGCCCGCCCGTACCAAGGCGCCGGAGGTCGAACACCTCTTTGATGAGGAAGGGTAGGTTGCGCTCGATGCCCGCCTCGTCGAACGAGACGCCGTGCATGTCCTTGCCCAACTGACCGAGAGCCTTCTCGCCGGTCGTGCGGAAGTGGACTTCGGCGCCGCCCCACTCCGGCATGAACCTGATCCAGCGGTACTCGCCGTATTCCTTCGTGTCCCACAGGGCGACCGGGCCCGCGGACGTGAGCGGGCAGCCCTTGCCGCCCTGCCCCTCGTGCATCCCCGACAGGATGCGTACGATGTCCGCGTACACGAGGTCGGCCACCTCCTGCGAGATGCCGAAGTGATACCAGTGGTACTCGGATCGGAGCCAGATGACCGCCTCCTCGGGCGTCACCGGCTTCTGCTTGTTGGTCTTGTCGAGGCACGAGTAGATGATGATGAGCGCCAGCAGCGAGGTCTTCCCGGCGCGGTTGCCCGACGAGAGCAACAGGGTCAGGTACTTCGCCGACCAGAGGCGCGAGTCGTCCCGCGCCAGCACCAGCCCGGCGAACGCCAACTGGCCGACGTGGAGGTTGATGTTCAGCCGGTCCCGCACGAACGAGCGGAACCCACGAGCCGCCTCGCGCTCCGCGAGGGTCAGTCCGAACCGGGCGATGAGCAGGTAGTCCTGCCTGCGGTCAGTCAGCCTCATCGTCTACTTCGACCGCGGTCCCCTCGATGGTCATGCCATCTTCGAGCGCCGGAACCGGCCCACCGTGCCCGGTCAGCATGGCGATGATGGCGAACGCGAGTTCGGCGTTGCCCTTCTTCGCCGCGGCCTTCTCGCGGGAGTCGAGGATCGCCTGCGCCTTGAGCCCCGAGTTGATCGCGGGCTGCAGGTCTTTCATCAGGATCGGATCGAGGCCCTGCGAGCCGTCCTCGCGCTCCTCGGGCTTGAGTTGCTCGACGGCATCGGCGATCCGGTCACGCATCAGGACGGCGAAGTCCTTGCCATTCTTGGCGATCCGGGCGGGTTCCTCCTCGGCGCGGTGCTTGCGGTGCGTGGCGATCCGGTCCGTCGAGAGGTCCATGCCCACTGCCGCAGCCTGACGCGACAGCGCAGCGGCGCTGAGGTCCGCCGACGCATCCACGTAGCGAGCGACAGAGATGCCCGCCTTGCAGATCGAGCAGCGAACGGTATTGCTCATCGACCGTCTAGGATAGCAGCCACCTGACCGTTGCGGAGATGGTGCGGCTGGACGATCACGGTCGGGATGCCGCAGTCGTTGAGCAGACCGATCCACTCCCACTGCTCCGGCGACACCACGCCGTCCTCTCGCTTGAGTTCCATGGCGATGGCACGCCGCCCCGGCTTCATCTTGGGGTTCACGAGGAACAGGTCGGGCCATCCGGCGCTCATGGGGGTCACGAACACCGGCTGACCCTCGGCGTCGAAGGCCGCGATGCCCCGTCCGGCGTGGGCGACCTTCCATCCGCGACGCTTGGCGCGCCCGACGACCCTCGCCTGCAGCACCGACTCGGCCATGTGGTTGTCTTCGCACTGATCCGGGGTGATCGTGCGGTGTTTCACCCCGCAGTGGGGGCAGGAACCGCCGCGAAGCGGCTCGCTCGACGCTGATCGACGCTTACTCGTCGTCATCCGGCGCTTTCTCGGCCATGGCGACGGCCCCAAGGGGCCGAAGACCCAGCCAACCGCGCGACATCGAGTTTCGGTAGCGCCTGTAGCCCTTCTTCTCCAACGAAGCGGCGAACTTGACCATGCTCATGGGGTCTTCGGTGCGTCCAACGGCCTCGTGCCACTCCCGGTAGGCGTCGTAGGCGATCTGACTGGCGCACTGCACGTCGGGATGGACCGTGAACCGCTCCCGAAGACACTCGGCGACCGGATCGTTGCGCTCCATGAACGCCTTGGACTGCTCCGCGACCCGTTCGGGGATGATGAGCCCGCCGTTTCCCTCGCTCCACGAGGCGTACCACCGGCTCGCGGCCCACACGAGGATCGAAAGGATGCCCGCAGCCTCCCCCTTCACCTTGTCGTACAGCCGCTTGTCCTCCGCGGTGCCCTCGTAACGGTGCCGGAAGTCGGCGACGAGGATGCGGGAGCCCATCGAGGGCCCGATGTCCTCGATGCTGGGGGCGTCGTTGACGAGGAACGTGATCGAGTGCGTCGGTTCCCACGACTTCGGGGTCCGCTGGTAGAGGCCACGCGCGGTGATGAGGTCCCCGCCCGTGTGCGCCTTGAGCATCTCCTCGTTGAACTCGTTGCGGTCAGGCTCCGAGAAGAACGCGATCCGCTTGCGGAACAGGGCCATCAGGTCTGCGCGTGCCTCGTTCGAGCGCGCCGGGCCGAACTTCGACCGGCTGTAGACGTTGGCGTCGGGCTGGACGCCGTACTCGCCCACAGCCGAGAGGATGGCGTGCTTGAGGACGCCCTTGCCGTTGCGCCCGGAGCCCGTCATCAGGAGGAACCGCTGCTCCGGGTGGATGCCGAACAGGCCGGACCCGAACCAGCGCAGCAGAAAGGCGACCATCGACGGGTCCTCGGTCCCGTCGTAGTCGTCGGTGGCGCCGGGGATGC